TGAACTACTACATCTGCATCAATTGCTGCTTGTACCATAGCTGTACTAGCTGCTTGTGTTGTGTTAGTAGATGTTGCAGCAGTAGGTATAGTAGGTACTCCACTTACTGTTAATGTTGATAAAGTAGTATTTCCTGTTACTCCTAATGTGCCACCTACAGTTCCATTTCCTGTTACAGCTAATGTCCCTGCTACTGTGCCATTATTTAGTGCAAAACTTTCATTAGCTTTACCATTAATATCAGCTTTAGTATTTACTGCTGTTCTTACTGCTGAAAACTCTGTATTAAAATCTCCTCCAGATATTACTTTGTTAGCATCTGAATCTGCTAAAGCATCCTTACCACTCCATGCTACTGCTATAGTATAATCACTCATCGTATTTTTCCCTGTTTAGATATAATTGATAAATCTTGAATAGAAGTATCGTAACCGTTACTAACAATACTTAAGTTTAATTTTAATTGTTTTGCGCTCCCTGACAAAGATGTTCTATATTCTTGTAATCCATACACAGGTGTAAAAGTAGAATTACTAGGATGTGTAGTAGCTACGTGAGTATGAGTAGCTGTCGTTGCTCCGTATAAAGAACTTGAAGCACCCCATAAAGCTATGATACCGGATGTTACAGGATTTAAAGCTATTTGTACAGTAGAAGATGGATTGATGTTATAATCTACATACCATTTTAATCCTAAAATAGCACCTGAGCCTCCTTGTAAAACAAGAACCATTCTTTTTAATAAAGCAGCAGTATAAGATTCTCCCATTTGAATCCATATAGAAGATATATCAGCAGTGATAGGAGCATTAGTTAATACAACAGCGTTAGAAACAAAAGACATATCAACATCAAAAAAACCTTCATAGCTTGCTATTCCTCCGTCTTTCTGTCCTGACATTAACCCACTATATAACTCTGAATCAATCATAGCTGAAGGTTCTCTATCATTAAGAAAACTCCAAGTAGTTACTCTAGGAGTTTCATTAGGAGTAAATTGTTTAAAGTCAAAAACATAAGTTATGTTATTGTCTACAAAAGTTAGAATATAAACACCTTCACTTTCTAAATAAACTGATTTTACATTTGTACTATTACCAATATTTCTAATTAATGTATCTTTAATATTAAGACTATAATCAGTTAAAGGTAAGTTTTCTTTTTCTGTTGTACGGTTTAATGAACGTAATCCTGTAGCTGATAAGAATACTAAATCATCTCCAATTGTTTGTACTGAATCTCTATTAACACATCCTATACCACTAATTACTTCATCTAAAGCCATGTTAGCAGGGTCAGTAGGTGTGTTATATATTGCTATATTACTCTTACCGAATATAACTAACTTTCCAAAGAAAGGTGCTATATGAACTATCTCATCATTATTCCAAACTGTTTTTAAATCAATAAAGCCAGAACCAGTACCATTCCAATCATCACCATCTAGTAAAACAGAATAATAAAGAACATCTTTTGCTGCTGAAATACCACCACACCAAAGTCTACCATAAAAACCCATACCACAACTAGGGTTAAATGTAGTAACTCCTGCTGGTGTTGCGTATGATGTAACTGCTACATCGTTGTTATGTGTTGCTGCACTTGAAGAACCTACACCTCTAGTTAATCCTACAAATGTCGTAGCTGTAATACTTGTATAAGAAAGAACTTCGCTTTCTATAAGTAATGTACCTTCAGGTGGAAAACCTACTGTACTATCTACTGTTATAGTAGTAACAGAATTATTTATATTACTACCATCATTTATTGCAGTAGCATTTTGATGAGCAGACCAACGCTCTCCAGTATCAGAAGCTCCACTATATCTTTGAGTTACAACACCTGCATGAAAACAATGTAATCTATTGTTAAAGTTTACAAACTGCCAATTACCTGTTGAATTAGCTACTGTTCTTTTAATGTTAGCACCAGAAGCAAAAGCAGCATTAGGTGCAGTAAAGTCTACTGTGTAAATAGATGTACCAAAACTAGCAAATATCTTATTAGTACCTTGGTCGTTATGTTCTATCATAGAACCTATAGCTGTGCCAGTAGGTACAACTTTCTGTTTAAACCCTTTTCTAAATGATATTCTTCCAGATTCTCTTATCATTACATTGTCAGCAGATGTAAGAAAAGTAGGAGATAGAGTTGCTGGATTATATTGTGTATTTAATCCATTAACACCTAAGTCACTTAAAGGTTGATAAACTAATTCTTTAGCCACTAGTATTTATTTCCCATGTACCAATCAGATTCATATTGAGCATTACCACTATCCATCATAATAGCTTGAGAAATAGAACTTGCTGCTTCTTCAGCTGCTAAAGATGATTGTGTTCCACCATCTTCACCACGTTCTGATAAAGCTCTAGCATAAGCACCTAGTATTACTGGCTTGCTTGGTATCTTTAATATATCAGCAGCAGCAGTAAGACTGTTTTGATACTTAGCTATATCAAAAGAAATAGCTTGAACAGTTGAAGGTATAGGAGATAAGTCTACTTTTAAATTATTAGAACTATCTGTTCCATTAAAACCATAGTAGTGAGGTTCACCTGTAGGGTCAGTAGGAAACTTCTGCCTATTAAGAAAAGTCCTACTTGCTTGTAACAGTTCGTTACCTGTTGCTTGATTTATAACATCTAGTACTTTAAACTCTTGCCCTGCGCTAAGATTATAATTCTTAGTGCCTACTACTGTATTAAAAGTAACTGTTTCTCTTAAAGCCATCCAATCATTATAAGACTCTATACTTCTTTTGGAGTCATTAACTAAAGCACCTATAACTTTATGGTAATCAGAAACTACTGTGCTGTCATTTAAAGCACCACTCCAATCAGAAGCAATTGTAGTTTCTCTTAATCTTATTAGTACTTCATTAATTAATTCTCTGTATGTCATTACTTCCCCTTAGCTAGTTGCGCACCAAAGTAAAACTCTATAATCATTGTCGCCCATCCAAATATCTCATCCATCTTTAATACTGAACCTGCTTGAATTGTTACATAATCTATTACATCCGGTGTTATTTGAAAGCCTAAGAAACTAAAGCCTTCTATAATTGTAGGTATTACTGTAGGAACATTAAACCAAACTGGAGCTACTTGAGTAAAGATTATTAAAGCTAGTATAACTAAAATAATAATTCTTCTATTCATAGCAGCCATCGGTGATTCTTTATCTGCTCTATCTCTAGCTTGATTAATAGAATCATTACGTACTTGTAAGTTCTGTATCATTAGCTTTTGGTTTTCTGCTGCTGCTTGACTCTTTAATGCTAATAGCTTGCCTATAAATCCTAACATTATAGGTGCTATATTTGTTATAAATCCTATCACGATAAACTCAACAGAAGTAAATAACATTCCATTGGTGCTATATTTATTATAAATCCTATCATACTATACTTAGTGCCTCTATTATTCCTATCTGTGTGATTACATACCATCCTATAGCACCATAAACACTCCATTTAATCTGTAGCATACTATTATTAATCTTCTGTATACATAAGTTAGTGTCATCAATCTTACTAAATAATTTAGCTATTTGCATATCTTGTTTATCTTCTCTAGTTTCTAATCTTGAAACTCTAACTTCATAATCTAGCACTACCATTTCACCTTATTAGACCAGTAAGCAGCGCTCATCTTACCTTTAGCTATATTCTTACCATGTCTAGCTTTAAAAGATTTAGACCTAGGAGTAGTAGTTCTATCTCCTGTGACTCCCTGCTGTCCAAACCTAATAGTTTTAATTTGACTACCAGTCTTAGCTACAACTACATGACTTTTAGTCTTATGGCTAGGTGTTCTCTTAGGTTTATTAAACCCAGAGACACCTGCTTTCTTTAATCTAGAATCAGCTGCCATTTTTAGCCTTTACTTGCGCTCTTTTACTTAAATCTTTAAGATGGAACAGTTTCTTACTAGCTTTAGTATGTGCTTTATTTGTATGTAAAGTACCATCTGACATCTTATGGCTACTACCAGTATGCAATGTACCATCTATCTTATAATGTTTTACACCTTTCACTATTTCTTCCCCTTCTTCTTAACTGGTTTCTTTTTCTTCCCGTAAGGGTTGCTTCCATATCCCATGTTGTCTCCTATTTATTAAGTCCTACTGCACTACCTGTTAAGATAGCACCAAAAGCTAGGTGAAACAATCCACCTCCCATCAAAGTAAACGGACTATGTTGACCTGTTAACTTTTTCATAAGCTCCATCTGAACCATTGGTTCACTTGTAGCATTTATAACTTCCATA